TTCCGGCGCTGCGGCGTGGCCCACAGCGTGTCCCCCAAGCAGTATGCCGATAACCGCTTCAGCAAGGCCGAGCTGGCCGTATTGAAGGCCGAGCCCATGCTGAAGGTCACCGTTTCCACGGAAGAAAAACCGGGAGAAAAATCCGGAGAGAAAAGCAACGCCAACGGCAAGGCCAAAAAAGGCGCCAAGGAGTAATCGATGGCCTACGCCACCGCACAGGAATTAAGCGACCGGGTGGGCAGCGATGCCCTGGCCGCCGTGTCCGATAGAGACGGCGATGCCGTCATCGAAGACGAGGCGGTCACACACGCCCTGGACGATGCCAGCGCCGATATCGACAGCTACCTGGCCGCGCGCTACACGCTGCCGCTTGCGGCCGCTCCGGCGGCCGTCAAGCGCGTGTGCATCGACATCGCCATGTACCACCTGCCATCGCCTGGCTGCGCGACATTGCAAAGGGCGTGGCCACCCTGGGCGACAGCCCGGCGGCGCCCTCGGGCGGCGGCGCAAGTTTCGCCGGCGGCGAGCGGCTCATGACGCGCACGGATTTAAAGGGGGGGTTTTAGCATGGCCGGTGCCGGCATCCACATCGATCTATCCGGAATCAAGGCCCTGGAGCGCCGCCTGGCCGCCCTGGGCGGTTTTGATGCCGGCGATCTGCTGGACGTGATCGGAGCGCAAGTCGAAAGCCAGGCCCGCCGGCGCATCTCCGAAGAAAAACAGGCGCCCGACGGCGCGGCCTGGCCGAACTGGTCTGAAGAATATGCCGCCACGCGCCACAGCGGCCACAGCCTGCTCGAAGGCGAAGGCGATTTGATCGGCTCGCTGGATCACGTGGTGTCGGGCAACGAAGTGGAGATCGGCAGCAACCTGATCTATGCCGCCACGCACCAGTTCGGCGACGAAGAGCGCAACATCCAGGCCCGTCCTTACCTGGGGCTTTCGGCGGGCGATGAGGCCGAGATCGAGCGCACCATCCTTGACTGGTTCAGGGAGATAGGAGTCGGCGCATGACGCTTCCCGCCATTCAACAAGCGATCGTTTCCGCCCTGTCGGCCGCCGGCCTGGGTGATCACGTCCAGAGCCACCCGGGCCGCATGTCGATCGACGACCTAAAACGCCTGGTGGTGCGCGGCCGCTCCACGGTGTGCGTGGGCTGCCTGGGCTTGCCGCGCATCGAATACACCTCGGTGGGCGTTGAGCTGGAGACCCATCTGGCCGCCTTCATCCTGGCCGTGGACGGCCAGGGGCTGCCGCGCGATGCCACCGCCATGACCCTGGCTGCCGCTGTCGGGCGCCTGGTGGTGAGCAACGTGTGGGGACGCGAGGATCTGGACACACCGGACGCGATCCGCGCCGACAATTTGTACAGCGGCAAACTCGATCAGCGCGCCGTGGCCCTGTGGGCCGTTACCTGGCGCCAGAATTGGCGGCCGGTGGCAGATTCCAGCAGCATAGACGACCTGCTGCGCGTGCTCGCGACCTGGGATCTGGACACGGAACAAGACGGTGAGCCCACGCCCACCGACACCATCGAACTGGAAGGAGGCTCTGTATGACCATTCCCACCCTGCACATCAAACCCGCGCCGGGCCTGATCGTGCGCGATCCGGCCACCGGAAATCCGCTGGCCGCGGAAGGCGAAAACAAGCCCGATACGACGTATTGGCGCCGGCGCCTGCGTGACGGGGATGCGCTCTTTGCATCGGTCAGCGAGCCGGCCCCAACCAAGGGAGGTAAAAGCAAATGACGATTTCCTTTAACACCATTCCGGGAAACCTGCGCGTGCCGCTGGCCTACGTGGAGTTCGACAACAGCCGGGCCGTGGTGGGCACGCCCGCCATGCAGTACCGCGTGCTCTTTATCGGCCAGAAGGTTGCGGCCGGCACGGCCACGGTCAACACGCTGCTGCGCGTGGCCACCACCGATGCGGCCGTGGTGCTGTTCGGCGCCGGTTCCATGCTGACCCGCATGATCGAGCAGTTCAAGGCCGCCAACCGGTACATCGACTGCTGGGCCATCGCCCTGGCCGACCATGCCTCGGGCGCGGCGGCGGCGGGCACCTTGACCCTCACCGGACCGGCCACGGCGGCCGGCACGCTGGCCCTTTACATCGGCGGAGATCGGGTACTGACCGCCATCACCTCCGGCATGACGGCGGCCCAGGCGGCCACGGCCGTGGCGGCTGCGGTCACGGCCGATACCACCTTGCCGGTCACGGCCTTGGCGGCCGATGCGGTGGTGACCTTTACCGCCAAACACGAAGGCCTGGTGGGCAACGACATCGACCTGCGCCTGAATTACTACTCGGAAGACGCGACCCCGGCCGGCATCGGCGCCACGCTGGTGGCCATGAGCACGGGCGCGAACAACCCGGACGTGGCCGACGCCATCACGGCGATGGGCGATCAGTGGTTCCAGGGCATCGTCATGCCCTACACCGATACGGCCAACATGACGGCCCTGGAGGCCGAACTGCTTTCGCGCTGGAGCGGCACGCGCCAGATCGGCGGCATCGCCTACTGCGCCTTCCGCGGCACGCACGCCAACGCGATAACCTTCGGCGACGGCCGCAACAGCCCGCTGGTGTGCTGTGTGGCCTGCGCCCAAACGCCCGACCCGCCCTACCTCTGGGCCGCGGCGGTGGCCTCCCAGGCCAGCTTGAGCCTTTCGATCGACCCGGCCCGGCCGATGCAGACCCTGCCTTTGACCGGCATTCTGCCGCCGCCCGAAACCAGCCGCTGGACCTCCGAAGAGCGCAACCTGCTGCTGTGGGACGGCATGGCCACCTGGTACGTGGACGCCGGCGGCGTGGTGCGCATCGAGCGGCTGATCACCATGTACCAGGAAAACGCCTACGGGCTGCCGGATCCCAGCTATCTGAACTTGACCACGCCGGCCACCCTGGAATACCTGCGCTACAGCCTGCGGGCGCGCATCACCCAAAAGTTTCCGCGCCACAAGCTGGCCGACGACGGCATCGACTACGGCCCGGGTCAGGCCATCGTGACGCCCAAGATCATCCGCGCCGAGCTGATCGCCCTGGCCGAAGAGTGGGCCAGCGCCGGGCTGATCGAGGATCTGGCCCAGTACCGCACCGACCTGGTGGTCGAGCGCAACGCCACGGATCGCGACCGGGTGGATGTGCTCTGCCCGCCCAACATCGTCAACCAGTTCCGCGTCTTCGCGGCCCAGGTGCAGTTCATCCTGTAGTCATTTGACCCGGCCACGCGCCGCTTAAGGAGAAGTAAAGATGCCTAAAGCCATCGGAATAGTGAAGATCAAGCTGGACGGATCGCTGCTGCACAGCAAGCCGGGTGCCAGCATCGACCCTGGTGGGCCGGTGCGCCAGGCGGTCGAGTCCGATCAGCCGGGCTTTTTCAGCGAGACCCGCCGCACCAGCCGCATCGAATGCGACCTGGTGGTGGACGCCGCTTTCAGCGCCGACGCCCTGCGCCGGGCCGACGATGTCACCGCCACCTTCGAAACCGATACCGGCCAGGTGTGGGTGGTCAACCATGCCTGGGTCGTCGAGCCGCCCGTGATCACCGGTGGCACCAACGGCGGCGCGCGCCTGATCCTCGAAGGACCGCCGGCACAGGAGATGAAATAAATGGAGCCCATCGTCATCACGCTGAAACATCCCATCGAGATCGGGGATGAAAAGGTAGAAAAGCTGACAATTAAGCGGCGCGCCACGGCCAAAGACCTGCGCTGCATGGACCAGGAAAAAGGTGAGATAGCCAAATCGGCTGCACTGCTGGCCCGCCTGGCCGAAGTGCCGGTCAGTTGGGTTGATCAGATGGACGCCGCCGACTTTACGGTGGCTGCGGAGGTGGTCGGCTCTTTTTTGTCCTGAGCCCATACCGCGAGGTGATGGCCGACCTGGCCTATGTGTTTCACTTTCAGCCAAGCGAGCTGTGGGGGATGGAGCTGGAAGAGCTTTTAATGTGGCATGAACAGGCGTTGAGAATCCATGAACAGCTTAAAAACTAACATCATCATCGAGCTGGTCAACCGAATATCGGACCCGCTGCGGCGC